AGAAAGCACAGTAGAATCCACATCGACCGACGTAATGGTAATAAGCGACGTCGGCTTATAAGCAACACTGTCAACCGTACCAACGTTGACCGGAACCGTCTCGAATGCCCAGCTAAACTCGATTGGAGCTGGCGAATCGTTAATGGTATCGAACTCACGCTCCGACGGCGAAGCCAGAGCACCATACAGAAGGTGCAGCTTATAGCCGTAGTCCGAGCCATCGATGTCGTTGCCCAGACGTGTGCGGTAGCAAAGACCGAAAGACTTTCGCTTCTGCTGGCCAACCGCAACACCCGGCTGGGGCATAGCCGTACCGTCGCACTGAGCGAACTCTGGCGGATAAGTGAATGCCTTGATAGTCCCACCGAACTGCTCAAGAGACAGGATGTTCACGTACACCTGGTTGTCGGCATACTGCTTGTTCGACTCGGCACCCGAAGGAGACTCGGTAACGGCGGTCAGACCGTTCCAAGCATAACCGGTATCGTAAACACCGGCCCCATTCGGGATGTAAAGGACGCCATGGTCGATGCCCGTCTCGTAAAGACGCTGGCCAACCTGGTCCCAAATGACCTTGGTCATGCATTTCTCCTCAAATATAAAGGTTGTATACGTAGTGATTCAAATTATCGACTGCGTACCAACGATTTAGAGTACACGTAGGTAGCTTAGCTACCTCAAATCGAATGGGAGTATCGGGATCCCTGTCAACGACGGTTACGTCGTATTTTTCAGAATATCGATACGGAAGGTTACCAGCGAAATGAGTCAGTCCAGTATTAACATGATAGATAATACACGGATACTGCATTGCCACGCTTGGTGGAGGCTGAAAATATACGTTAGGTGTTATAGCTTTAAGGACCTCATGAAATTGGAGTCGGTCCACTATAAACACCCCCAAGCCTCAAAATAAGACGGGGCCTCTGTACCTCAACACTCGAGATGATCCACAGAGACCCCATCCATTTGACATAGCGCATGGCAAGAATATTATCGCTGGCGTATTTATCGGCAAGAATACTGATGGAGTTATCCACAATCAGATTTTGATTTACTTCCTGATGTTCCTGGAGCCGCCGGGAATTGCGAATTACATCACCGAAATATGAACGCTCGATAATTTCATCCACAAATACACCGGCGGCTTTCTCCACAGAAGTGCCGAAACCAACTACGCTGTGGAATCTTGCCATCTTAATAAAACCGATTAGTTACGACGCAGGAAGGCCCAGAGCGTCTGCGCATCGTTCGCGAAGAAGTAGCCCGAGTTGGCCACAGCCTGAACCGGCAGAGTCTCGCCCGGATCGAGCGCCGCCTGAGCACCCGCCGAAAGCGTCGCACCCGTGTCAGCGTTCTTGTAAGTCACGTGAGTAACCGTCGGAATCGTCACAACGCCAGTAACCTTGTTGAAGGTCGGCTCGTCCGGAGTGGCAAGAACCGTGTCAGACGGACCAGACTTCTTAATCACGATGGCCGACTTGATCTTAGTCAGACCACCCGACAGGCGAGTCTCCATGAGGTACTTCTGGGTGTTGTAATCGATATCGAAGTCATCAAAGGTATTGATCTCGCCACCCTTGTCAGCACCCAGCGTGTAGTCAGCCAGGTTGACGATGATGCCGATAATGCTCGAATAGTCATTCATGACCTCGACGGTGACAATCTGGTCAACACCGAGCGCCATCGCCACCTCAGCCTTGCTCTGGTACAGGCGACGACCCATACCATCCTTGGCCTTAAGGAACTTGTTCAGCTCCTTGATAGTGGTGTAGAACGTCGGGGTACCAGAGCCCTTGTAGAACTCCATGCCATCCATGACGGAGTCAACAACCTCGTCGTATGACGAGTTGGCGTCATCGACGTTAACCGTAAGGGTGGTAACGAAGAGCTCGTGGTCGTGAAGAATGGAGCGAATGCCGTCGCCGGCGGCCGCACCCATCGGGTCCTTGATCTTGTCGTCGTCGTCAACCGCGCGACCATCGCCCAGGAGGATAGCGCGAGCCAGCTCCTCGTCGAGCATCATGCGCATCTCACGCTTGATCCAAGCCACGACATCGAAGTCAGTGATGTCCACGATGTCGTCGCGATCCATGCGCTGCTTCTTGTAAACCGTGGTCGGCGTGGTGACGCGCTTAGTGACGTTGAACCACTCCTCAACCTTGTAGTGGCCCTTGATGTAACCACGAGCGCGAGCCTCGGCCTGAGTGATATCAGCCCAAATAGTCTTAACACGCGAGAAGGGGCTCTTCCGAGCAGCGCTCAGAACGCTCTGCACCCACTCCATCCGCCGCTGGTTGAACTGCGGCATATTGTCGAGGGTCTGAGCCTCCGGGAAAAGAACCTCGATGTTGTCGAGACCGTGCTTAACCGCATAAGACTCAACTGCCGCCTTCAGCGAGCCGGCGTGAACCTTGATCGCGTCCTGGACAATGCCCTGGACATCCTCATGAGAGAGAACGTGACGCTCGACAACCTTAGTGGCGCCGGAAGCGTTCGACTCGAAGACGTTCATACTATCTTTACCTTCCTGGTGAATAAGATCGCCCTCGTTGTTCGTGGAGTCCGAGTGCGCGGCTGCATTATCCTGGGCGCTCTGAATTGCGACGCCAATCATATAATTAACGACGTTCTTCTGCTTCTCATCCAGAGAATCATAAACGTCCTGAACAGTCTCCTCCGCCGTATCGGACGAAGAAGCTGCATGCTCGACGACGTTAGTCTCTTCCTTGCTCGTGTCAATCAGCTCATCGATCTGGTCGATTCCGCTGTGCTCGAGCGCGATATTAAGACAAATGATGGCATCATCTTCAAGTTCAACAATTTCGCCATCACTGTGGGCAATTCGAACATAGTCAATGGTAGCTTCGGGATTCGCACCCGAAAGCACCAAGCTAACCTCACGAATAGCGCCGTCGTGAACCAACTTGTTAGACTCGTTCAGCTTGTTGGCATAGATAGAAAGAGACTTAACATCACCATGCTGAACAAGAAGCTTTGAAGTCTGGCCCTGGGGGGTTTCGTTGAAGTAGCCGTAGGCGTAAACACCATCATTCCGCTTCTCGAGCAGAACATGACCGAGAACGTTATCCGGCTTGCTGTGACCGTGCGACCAAACAAGAGGAACCGTCATCTTATCCATGTGCGTAAAAGCACTAGGAGAAATCGTCCGCCCGTCCGCGCACTTGACACCAGCCTTAGTGGCGTAGCCACTGAAGTCCGCTTCTGCCATTTTGACTGCTGTCTCCTTCCGTTATCGAACCTTGGTTTTAATGTGGGTGTATGCCTGATCCAAAGTCGCCGCGGACTCGGACGTGATTTTCGACTTAGACGCTTTATAATCCTCCGCATACTTGGCTACCACTTGCCTCAACTGTTCAGCAACTTGGGCCTTGGTTGCGGCAATACTATCGCTATTCGTTTTTCGAGCATCTTGAACTGACGCTTTTTCCGAAGCTCTAGTATTAGCTATATCAGAATTAACTGATGTCTTGTCTGTGCTTGCTTTATCTCTAAGCGCTTTAATCTTTGTTGCACGTTCAGCAAGTAATTTATCTCGCTGAGCTTTAGGAAGATTTCTAGGCACTAAAGGAATAGCGGCCAAGTCGGTAGCCAGTTTATCATCAATTGCTTGTCGTCTCTGCTGAGCCGTCTGATTGATGTTTTGAACATTTGTCGAATGTTGTTTATTCAAACTATCAACAAACTCGCGCAATCTTGCGGCTATTTCAGCACGAACTGCTTGTGCTTGCGCTCGAGCGGCTGCAATGGATTGATGCTCAGTATTTCGAGCATTTTGAACTTGGGTCTTCTCAGTTTGATGAATCTGGTCTTTAGCATAAGCTAGACCTTCACGCTGCTTCTGAGTGAACCCTTTTATTGAATGTCGACCAGTAAGTTGACGAGTGCGCAAGTAGTACTCGTGAGCTTTTTGAGGATCATAATTCAAAGAAGCATAATGTAGAAGCTCATCCACACTATTAAAATTAGGGAGTACCATTATTGGCTCCGGCAGTACCAAGAATCGAATTAATATCAGAATTGACTCCATTTAGGAAGTCATTCATTACCGAATCTTGTGCTGCATTCGTTTGCTGATTTGGTGGCATTGTAGGCGAAGCAGTGTTGCCAGCTCCATTATCTTGCTGAGGCATATTTGCGTTCCTCAGTTGATCAGCCTTAGCGTCCTTAGATGGCTTCCAACCAATAGCAACTCGAATATCATTTGCAGAAGCAATCTCATTTCGAGTAAACTTATCAGCAATTTCAGCAACCTGAGCAATAGGAACCAACTTAAATGGATCCCTGAAATATAGAATAGATTGCTTTTGAGAACGAGCAGTTTTAGTTAAGAAAGTACGACGCATTGCTTCTACGATAGCACGAAGAATTGGCTCAACAGTACGATTATTGTAGTTGAGCATTGTTGCTTCATCAGCCGTACCATTCATTACCTCAGCAGTGATGCCCAACTGTCCATAAAGCATATTAGTAAGATACTCAATTTGCTTAAGGAGGTTGTTTTCTGCGGGTCGGTTGAGCTGAGTGATCTTCTCCGTACCATCAATATACGCAATACCATACTTGCTACCACGAAGCTGGTTCTCAATATCAACTCGTCGTTGTTCGGCGCCAGTCTTTCGAGCTTCGCTTTTGATGACATATGGCAGCTGAATAATCATATCGAGTTTGCCTGAACTCGACTGTTCATCGACAGCATCCAGCATATTCAATTTGCGAATAAGACGCTGCAGAGTCGAGTTTGGTTTATTCATAACATCATAGAGAGGATTCTCTACAATAGCTACATATTTTTTCTCGAGAACGATATCCTTATGCTGCCCAGTAGACTCTTGATACAACCTAACTCGAACGTGGTAAGGCATCCACTCAAGAATTTCGCCAACGCGAAGTGTTTGAATATCATACCCACCCGATTGAGAAGGATCAATCGTTGTATCTACCGGAACAATTGCGGCGACACCGCCATTCAGCATTACCGAAACGATGGACTGACGAAATTGACTAGCTGCCTGATCGATATTAGCTTCGACAGTCAAACAATCATTCAAACCACTATTGATGTTATCGGAATACCGATTATCTTCGTCCAGACGAACATGTCTAATATCGACTGCCGCTACATCAATAGCAATTCGAGTATAGATTGAAGAAATAATCGAACGCTCATTACTAATGGTGTTTCGAATCCGATCGGGTCGATAGCTATAGCTAGGACCCACGTCATACGATACCGGTCTCGCTGTTTCCCAATTAGTAAAAGCATTCCAAGCATGTATCAATCGATTAGTCAATCGTCCCATATGTCACCTCCTTTCCATTTGGGTGGGCTTATGTGTTAACGTAATAAAATTAGCTAATGCCCATTCCCCTAAGGAAATCGGATGCGGTCTGATTAGCTTTAGTTCCATTTTTTACAGCGAGAAAAACGGTTTTATCAGCATTAAGGATTACTTTATCAATCCCAGCTTTATGCGCATTTTGAGGGGTTTCAAATTCCATTATCCCCACTTCCCAGTAACTACATCATAACCCAAATCAATGATCTTGTGACTTCCAATACCCATATTATCAGCCAAAAGGTTAGCTGCGGCTTTAGCTCCAGCTGCAGCAGCTTTTTTGGCTAGACTGTTTCCAACAATAGTATGAATAAGCTCTGGGCCATGGGCAACCAGTATAACGCCTGCGTATGCAGCACCAGCAATGAGCAGACGCTTTCTAGACTGACGCTTTCGCTCAGCATTTACATCTACCGGAATTTTTGGAGTACGCGATGTGTCATTAAAGACGTGATTAGGCATGTGGATAGTCGAACTGGGCGAGTTAACTAGATTAACTGCATTACGATGACCCCATCGCATACCTTTAATACCAAAATGCGCAAGAGCTTCTTCTGGCGTAAACTGCTTATCCTGAGAAATAGAACCCATGGCTGCGATATCGCTTTCCCAAGTACCTAGTGGGAATTCGACACCTTCATAATCGTTTATCCAAAGAGCAATTCTATCAAACTGAACCCAAGAGATAGGGTACTCCCTATCATCAGGTTTAGCCGGTGAGCTAGGATACCCAAGAGTAAGGTGTGGTGTCCACGTTGGGTACTGTAGCGTAGAATTATACGCGATAAAAATATTCTTATTCTTAAGAAGTGCATTAATGAAATCTTGAAGCCTATTAATGTAATACTTATCAAAGAAAAGAACATCTGCTTTATCGGGCCCAAGAATATCGCGATGATCAACGCTAAGACCAAAACGACAAAGCATACTGTCGACAGCATGTCCAATAAAATCAGTAACTCGTCCAAGATTGTCTAGATTATCCCCAAGTGACAAAAGCGTCAAATGAGGAACTTTTTCACTAGAAATCTTCCAGACATAGTCATCCTTTGATGGGATGGCTACAACTGTATAAGACATTACTCGAACGCCTCCTTATGAAGCTTATATGCTACAAAGGCGTCCAACATGGCCGCCACGTTATCGATCTTTTCATCGTAGCGCCGCTTCCAAAGCTTACGGTTTCCGTTCGTATCCTCAAGTGTGATGGCATTTCCCATAGCAAACGTCATCAATGATTCATCGAACAGTAGGAATCGGACTTCACTCAGATTTTTAAGCTCGCCAAGAGGAACCGATTCAGTCTTGGAACCCTGAATAACCTTTTCGATCCCATAAGGACCGTTTTCTTGTTCCCATCGGGTTACAAATTCTTTAGCATTATATGGGTCGAAGCCAAACGATCGAACATCATATGCTTTTTCTTGAATATGAGCATCTAGATCGTCGTAAACCTCCATCATATCGAGAATGTTTCCCTCGAGCACATGGAGACTACCTTCGTCCATAAATTCTTGATATTTGGCTCGCATAGCGGGAGGAAGCTTCATTTGAGTTAGAGATGAAATGTAGCTTCTAGTTTTAATTCCAAACTTTCCATTGCGCAATGGAAAGATAAAAGTAAATGCACAGAAGTCTTCACCCTGAGAAAGGTCTGCACCTAGCGAGCAAGGCATTCCGTCAAAGGTCTGTCGACGGTGTGGAAGCGTTTCTTCATATGTGAAGAAGTATGTGAAGCCTTCCATTGGAATACCAAACCGTTTTGCAAGAATGTCATTCCTTGTAGCTGGGGCTTTTTCGGCACGCTCTACATCCAATTGATAAGTTTCATAGGAAACGGTCAATCCGATGTTAGGCTGAGCTTTCGGCCACATGGAAGGTTCGGCTACTTCAGTTAGTTCATCCAGTTTGTAGTGCCAAATGGAAATGTGCGGAGCAATGTACTCGCCTTTAAGAATCGCAGCGAGTTCCATTTTGACGCTATCGCCACTTCCGTTTCGAACTGTTCCTTCAGAACTAATCGCAACGATGAGATACTCTTCGTGTTTCGATGCGCCTTGTTCAATTGCGCCGATCACATCTTCGCGAAGATCGCCAGACAACCATTCATCTACAGTCGATACTTTAGGACGAAGACCCTGTAATTTAGCAATTGTCATTGGACGGATCTCAAGTAGAGATCCAGTTAGAAAGTTCTCGATTCCCTTCTTCGTCGAGACAAGTTTCTGACGAAGAGCTCTAGAACCCGTGGTATTTTGAAGAGATCCTTCAGTAAGAAACCTAAAGAGAGGTCCTCGAGATCGAGTAATCGCCGTCCTAAATGGAGACATTACCTCATCAGCCTGCTTCATGGTCGGAGCAGTTGTAATTTGATGAGTTGTAGATGTATCAACATTTAGAAAGTAGCTTTGAATGCATTCGGCATACATTGACTTGGCGGCGCCTCGAGCCACGATCAAGTACTGTTTTTTGGTAAGACGCTTTTTTACTGTCTTGTTAACAAAACGTCCAGCGCCTTTGCCATCTTTAGATGGCTCATATACCGATCGAGTCTCAAAAGTATACCAGCCAAAGATTTGTTCGGCCCACAGTTTGAATGACGGAAGTAAGTGGAGATCACTTCCGTCAGTCAATGTTAGTTCGTTTTCGCAGTAGAGAATGAACCCCTCGACCGCAGTATCATCATACCAGTAATTTGGATTGGCGATGAGCGCATCAATTCGATTCATCTCCATAGAAACTTCCCTATTTACTGGAATTTCTCCACGAAGAACTGCATCTCGAAATTCCCCATAATAGATCGGGGTTGCAGTATTTGATAAACCCATCGCCAACCCTCCTTACTAATTCTCGATCGCCTGAGTAAGAACAATCGAAGGAACCTTAATAATCCCAGCGTTCACGCCAGCTTTGCCCGCAGCAGCTCCAAGAATAATTGGGATGGCGATTCTACCAATAGTCCCAAGAATCTTAAGAGCAGCTTTAGCACCTTTAGCTCGTCTTTCAGACTCAGCACTAACAAATTTCTTATAGCGCTGTTCCATATCGAGACGAGCGAGCATTGCCTGAAGCTCTTTGTCGGTTACCTGATGAAGACCACCGGCGTCTTTAACTCTCTTATTAAAGACGGTCTGTGTCTTCTGAGGACGAAGCTTATTCAACTCGCTGGCAGGCTTGGCCAATTCTTGAGCTGTAGAAACAGCCTTTCGAACGCCCCAATGCATACCTTTAACGCCATGATGCTCAAGCTCATTACCCATTTAACCCTCCAACTATGCCGGGTTAAGAGCAACGGTAAGACTACAAATATCGCTATTACTACTAGTATACTGGTGGCTAATCAAACCAGTATCACCAGAAGAGGACTGAATACCATAGATGATGGAATAAGTAACAAATCCACCAACTCCAGATTCAGCCTTCAATAGTGTAAATCCATCTTCAGGAGCTGAGAAACTACGTGCACCAACAATGCTAACCGCGGAAAGAATAAGCTTACCCGGTCCTGTGGTCGTTACGGCCGGCGAATTGTAATTCTCAACCCCACCACCATTGACCGAATTCGCAGAGTCAACAGAGTTGAATACATCTTCCGGCGTCGTTCCATCAATGCCGGAAATAACAATAGCAACCATGCGCTTATCATCATCAGACGGAGATGCAGTAACTGCATTAATCGTCTGAGCGCCGGCGACGGTAGCCTTGTATCGAGACAAGCGGAACTTGTTACCATTATCAGTACCAGGATACGCTACCTGCACCGCAGTATTAGAACCGGTCGCGGTAGGCAGACCCTTGTTTGCCTTGAGTCGATAATCGCTGAACTCAAAGATATAAACGTAGTCGCCAACTTCCGTCGCAATATCTTCACCCGTAACAACCGTCTGAGTTGCAGCCGAAGGAAGGGTCGACGAAATTGTGACCGACTTAATGACAAATGTCGTATCGCTAAGCGTAGTAACCACTAGTCCACTAGACTGAGAAGACCAGTTACCAGCAGCATCTCGAGCTCGAACTTTAACCGTATATGCGGTATCAGCAGTAAGCCCAGTAAAGACCTTACTAGTTACAGAAACAACGCCCTGCGAAACGTTATTCAGATAAACTTCATAACCTGTAACGCCAACGTTATCTGTAGATGCAGTCCATGTAACTGTAAAGCCATCGGCAGCAATATCCGCCGAAGCAAGATCTGTCGGGACAGAAGGCGCCGTTGTGTCTGAAGTTCCACCAGGATTGCCAATAAAATGATCATGAACCCAAGAGCCCTTGATCACATTATTAACAAGACCTCCAGCAAATGCGCCAACAGAGTTGCCAACAGAGGTGATCTTTTCAATACCATTTTCGTATGGACCGAAAGCACCGACTGTTGGATAATACAGTGTCCAGAACTTATTAGTATTAAGGGAGAAATCGCCCATAATACGCTGAGGGCCATATACCGTATATGCACCACCAGCAAATACATTGTCTTCGATCGTAATGTTTGACATCAAACCAGATAGAGGATCCTGGTTTGAAATAATACAAGACGTTGTACCCTTATCGTCCACAGTACGAGAAAGGACAGTATTATGACGGAAAGTCCAGTTACGAACAGGCCAGTCTGGACCAAAATCGAACTGCACACCATCGGTGTGTGATTCCTGATAGAAAGTCATAAAATCGTGGAAGAAATTATCTTCCCACGTCTGACCATCTTCGCCCTGACCACCGTTATCGCAACGGAAAATATTACAACGCCGAACCGTCAGACCAATGCCAGCCAGACCAGTTCCACCAGGAGTATCATTCCCATCAACACAGCAATCTTCAACAGTTGCGCCCCAGTTTGTACTAGTGGCAACTGTTCCGCCAGTCTGTGGAAGAACAACGGTCCAATATGAAGTGGACGCCTTGAGATAACAACGCCGAATAACTACGCCGTGATGACGAACAATGATCGTTCCGCCATTGACGTAGAGACCTTCAATAATCTGATTGTCAGATGTTGTGTAAATAACACCGCTAGCAGGAGTAAGTGCCTGAGTGGCCTCATTAGCGTTTGTTGGATAGTTCGGGAAATAATGAAGAACACCCTCGCCATCCAAATATGGACTATTACTCGCATCCGGATAACCCGTAGATGCATTGGCAATAGTTGTAATAATTAGAGGCGATGTAAGTGGAGACCAGTTTCCTGCTGCATCACGAGCTCGAACCACGATAGAATAATTCGTAGATTCGGTAAGATTGGCAAGTTCTGCATACAATGTCGTAATCGGACCAGCTTGAGCAACACCATTAATCGAAAGCTCATATGCCGTAACATTGACATTATCAGTTGCTGCATCCCATGCCACTCGTGCTGAAGTGCTACGAACTTCAACCGCTCGAAGATTAGTGGGAGCAGTAGGTGGAGTAGTATCCTGACCACCACCTCCACCAGGAGGTGTACTGCCGTCAAGCGTCACCCAAGAGCCATCGCCTCGGAGAAAGGTAGTAGCGGAGGGCGTTCCGGTAGTCGTTGCGATATCAGCTACTGGAATCTTGGTAGTCGAAGATCGACGAGTTGCAATCAGATCATCGATATAAGCCCTAAGCTTATTATTCCAATTGAGTTCTTTGAACTGTGGGTATTCACCCATTGTTTTGTCATCCCTCCTAACTAAACTCCGAAAGGCGCAGCGCCAAATGGAGACGCTCCGAAACCAGCAGGAACTTCCTTACTAATCATGGATGCAATCTCTGCTAGACGCCATTCCATTTCTTGAATCTGCTGTTGATAAGCATTAATCAAGAAACTTGTTCCTGGCGGATCAAACAGAAGTTTAACCCGAAGAAACACGTAGGATTTAACAGCGTTCAAGCGAGGATCAGGACCAAAGAAGTCGACCCACGTGGGTGACGCATCCAGAATCATAAAACCATCGTCGGTACCGATACCCAACTGATTAAGGGTAGAAAATACCGAGTTGATGTGGAGTATGACGTCCACATCGAAGTCCACATAATCCTCTTCGATTCCCAAAACCTTCTTGGTTGTGGTAAGGATGCTATCACTCACGTGGATCACCTCCCATTTTGAATTAATGCGTGTAGCCGTAGACCTTCAGCTTAGCTCGAGTATTCGGACCGACGATACCATCACGCAGAAGACCAGTGCGACGCTGGAACTCAACGACCCATGCCTTGGTCTGCGGACCAAAATCGCCATCCACCGAAATCAACTGATTGCGCTTAACCGAAACATACTTCCGATAGATCGGAAAGTTGTTACGAAGGAACTGCTGAAGATTACGAACGTCATCTCCCTGGCTACCCTGCTGCAGATCGCGAACACCAGGGTTCGGAGCCGGCGCGGGATGCGAAGGATTAGACTGACCAAGCTCGTTAAAGCCCCAGTCGGTACCAGTAACTGTATCGGCCTGCTGAGTGAAGTCTGAGTTGATATGGGCATGATCGGTGTGCTTATTGCTGCCCGTATAAACATGAGTCACAAAGCCGTCGCGACGATGCCAGATTCGACCGTCGAAGATGATGTAACGAATCCACCAGAAACGACCTGAACGAGCACCTTCGATAAGATGCTGAACGACCTGCTCCATAGTCACAACAGGATCGTGAAGATCCTTATCTGCATCCCAGGCGCGAACCTCGTCCTTACCATCGCGATCGCTATACTCTGGATTGCCAGTTTCATCAGGATTGTGACTAGAAGAAGAACCCTGGTGGGCAGTATCTCCAACGAAACCCTCGGCGCCATGCTCGCGATTTGGGAAGCGAGCATCAAGCTGATCGCGGCCCTCCTTAAGACACGGAACAACAACCCACATTACTTAGTCTCCTCGGGCTCGCTGGGGTTTGCAACCTCAGCTTCATAAGCGTTGCGGAAAGTTTCAGAATCAGCGTGATCATCCTCAACGGAAGGCCACTCCTTGTCGCCCGTCTTCCACGGGTCCTGAAGAACATCGCCCAAATGCTGCTCAGGATCCTCGTCCGGGACGGGATGCGCCGGATTTTCCGGAGCTGGCGCAGTCTCCTCATGATTAGTAGCAGGGTTCTCAGGAGTAGTCTGATCCTCCGTGGGGAAAGCATCCACTGCCTGAGGCTCTGCCGGCTGGCCCTCGTCGTTCATTTTTCTGTCCTTTCTTAGGCCGTCTCGAAATTAAAGTCCTGAAGCGAGGCCGGAGCGACTTCCATCAACTGCGCCAAAATAAGCTGAGCCACCTGTCGAATCTCAGCATCTGCAGCAGGAGAAAGTCGCTTGATAAGCATCTCTCGCCATGCACGAATGTTACCAGTTACGAGGAGACGAGTCTCTGTACCCTCGGGGAGGATCGTCCGGGCAGCACCTCGAGCTGTCTTTCGATTATCACCAAGAGCTTCGAGCTCAGTAACGATATCCGCGTAAAGCTGCTGGTTAAGTTCCTGAACATCAGCGATGCGCTTCTTAAGATCATCGCTGAGTTTTGCAAGTTCTGGATGCTCAACTAGCTTAAATCGAGATCCATCACAATACCGCTGACTAACAACAGAATAAGAGAAATGACGATGTCGCTCCAATTCCAAAAGAAAAGCTCGCGTGACGCCGTCAATGTAAAACGTAGCGCTTCCATGTTCCAAAACAGAGTAGTGGCCCTGGTTTAGAATGTTAGCAATATAATCATCATTCCCAGCAGTCTTTGGATTCGGTCTATCGAAAGACAAATAACAAAGACGACCAGCCTGTTCGCTCAGATCATCACAATCAGCTACTTCTTCGCTAAGGAGTTCGTAACCTGGAATATCCTTAGTGATGACTGTGTGAGCGATCAACACCACACGCATTAGAAAATCCTACTCTGGCGATAAGAAGGAGTGACGCCTCGTTGACCTTGATAATGATTACCATTTTCAAGACCATAAGGGACTTCCACAGGCTGGTCCGTATACATGAAATAAACCTGCCCGATAGGTTCACCACGAGTAAGACGGTAATCAAACTCATGATGTAAATTTTTAAGCTCGAGAGTAATGTCTCCTTTAAAGCCGGGATCAATTAGACCAGCGGCTTCAATTTGAAGTCCCTCTCTCGCATTTGTGCTTTTTCCTACAACCATACCTACTACATAGTCAGGCATGTTAAAAGTTTCAATTACACTGCCAAGACAAAAAATTCCTGGTCGAAGAGTAGCGGTTTGCCGCTTCTTCCCATAAAGATAGATTTCATCTAAATGCAGATCTATCGATACTGGTTGGATGTCGAGTAGCAAATTATCTCGACGTCGAACCATTCCATCAACGCCACAAAATTTTCGAATCGTTTTATCACTAAGTACCGACATCAATTACCATAGTTTCGTATCTCCAGGCTTACGATCAATAAGAGGCCTCGGAAGTAGTCTCTCATCACCGTAATGAATAGCATTATGAGTTAGATGCGCTACTGTAATCAGATACTCAGGATTAATGATGTCAAGATTTCCATCTACAATATCCTCTACGGTCATCGGGTTCATATGATGAACGTAGAGACCCTCATGAATTTCTCGATTAGCAATACCTAAATCACAACCATTATCTCTAATGATTGTTTGGCGACGAGCTTGTTTCCATTCACGAGATGCGTAAAATTCTTGATTAATCCAACGCTCGAACCCAAAGGTCGGTTCGCCAACTGAGCCCTTGAGTGCTAGGTATTCCCATCGTTCCTTGAACGTCTCGAGCTGGTTAAGCTCAGTAAACGTCCGGATCTTCATACCCATCTCCAGTATTCATCGGCTGCTGACCCGAGTAAGCTCGCATCGCATTGATCGCTTCGGTGTAGAGCGTCTCCATGCTTGCAGCAGAAGCCATGTTCTTAGCCTTGGCTTCCAAGAGTTCATTCTCTCGCATTAGTCTTTCTTGCTCGAGACGCTCGCGAGTAGATCCGAGCTTTAGGTAGTGCGTGAGGACCTGAGCCGAAACTGTGCCCTCACGCATCTGCCGTTCCACCACGTCAACAGCCAATGCAATCAGCTGCTGTTCACGACCTTCGGGAGTTGTGGCCGGAGGACGTTCAATGGCCATGACAAACTCCCTTCGAAATCGAGAAAATTTGAGAAGCTTTGTATCGCAGATTACGAAGTGGCCATAAGGCCGGAGGACTTAAGCTTCGCCAGCAGACCATTGAGCGTCGTGCGAATTGCAAGTGCGTCCGTACGAAGAGCGTCGTACTCCGCCTTAGTCGGAGTGCTGCCAGCAGCTGCACTAGAAGTAAAGGCTGCGGCGTCTGCCTGGAGAGGCATAACCACGCCAGTGAAATCAACAGCAGACCCGTCAGAGGCGTAAAGGGTGATGCCCTCGAGAGCTGTCGCGTCACCACCAAAATCTGCAGTGGCGGGAACGACAACGTAAGCGCGAGCCGAGCGGCTAGTGCTACCCATTTTTTCACTACTCCTTATGGATGGGTTGCAGGAACTTCCGAAGTACTTGCGGCCTACTTCCGTGGCCGCCGGGGCAATTTTGTTTGAGGAAAAAGTCCCGCCGGGGAACTTTCGGGG